ATCTTTGGCTTTGCCTTCATGCCCAAGACTGTAGGACCACTATCGCCTAAATTTGTACCTTCGGTCTTGCCTTTTTTAGCAATCCCATCTGCGCTTTTCTTAAACATTTTTAACTCCTTAAGTTGTTGTTACCGTTACACTTCCTACCTGACCCTCTGGTGCTAAATTGTTCGGGGTTAAACCGTCATTTTGTGACCCCCCAACAGGATTCCAGCCCCACTGAAATATTCTACTACCACCTTCAGGAAAACCAACACCCTGTAAAGTAGTGTCGTTTGTTCCGTTAATCTGCAAACCGCTACTTCCAGATACTTGATAGCTTATATCAGGTCTTGGATTCCGAACAGCCTGTGGATCATCAACTGGGTACATACCCAACGATAACTGTGGCTGATCTGGTTCCCAACAGCTAGGGCATACCAAAATATTCTTTATTTGCTGCTTAACAACTAACTTTTTAAGCTCCTTTAGCTTATACCGCTGACCACATCGGTCACATTCGGCAATCGCAAATTTTCCACTACTAAATTTATTAGGCATAGAAGGTCGTCCTAGGAACGAACCTAGAAGCGGCTTTTTCTCTGTCCTCCGTAGAAGCCATGAGCCATTGCTCCTCGTATTCTTGTTTTAAAAATGGTAGTCGTGCCTGTCCATCTGGTAACTTCTGAGCCATGTAGAAAGCCAATCCAGCCACCATGCAAGGTAGTAATCTAAAAGGTATGTCTTGCTCAAAAGTGCCATTTGTGCCAGCGTCTTGGACTCTACGTAGTCTCCAATAGACAAAGGTATATGGACCACCGCCAGCGTCAGGTGTGGGCCAAACATTTACAGCAGGCAAGTTTTGAACTGTAATAGGTGCAGCAGCAGTGTGTGCCGCAGCAGTTGTACCATTTTGCCCACGGTTTACATTAATTAAGTCATTACCCGTTACGTTTGAGTAACTCATGACTTCAGAGTCAATCTTGATAAAACCTGTGGTTGCTAAGTAACTAGCGTTAGAAACTGGGATTGTCGTAGCTGTCGAAGTAACCGTACTGGCTAAGGTCGCTAAGGACGTATTGGACTGCCCAGACTGGCGGTTAAACCACATCTGAATAGGACGCCCAGTGGTTAACTTATTAGGGATTGTTGCCCAAGTAGACTCTGAAATACGACTAATATTAATGTCAACTTGATTAGACTGGACACCGTTATTCTGACGTATCACCGCATCTAGGATGTCAATGGTATCTACGGGCATTGGGTATAAGCCTTGTCCTGTAGTAAACAGAATCTGACCTTGCTCTATTGTCCACAGGTTAATACCACGGTTAGCCCATTCAATCGTCAAAAGGTTCAAAGACCTACGGGCAGTCCGCATATCATAACCAGTACGCAATTCCGTACCACAACGCTCAAAAGCCTCCTCAATGAGGTTATTAAGGTCTAGGTTAAACGCTACGGTTCCAGAAGTACTCATATCTTCCTATATGGTTTTACTTTTGCTTTGATCCCTTTGGGCTGCGGAACAAACTGTTTTCCCTGTGCTTTTCCCGCCCGTTTTGCTCGTGTTGTTGCTGCGTACTCGCTTGGGCTTAACGCTTGTATTGCTTTCTTGGGCAGGTATCTCTCGCCCGTCTCGGATGACTTTTTGCCTGACTTGGTCTGCCAGTCTTGGTCTCCCCAAGATTTTAAAGATTGCTGTGATTTTGCTAAACCACCCCCTGCCATCTTCTTCTTTTTGCTGGCGCAATGAGCCTTCTCCGAGAACCCCTTTGGGCTGTCGCAGTTGATCGACTTTTTGCGCTTGTCTGACCATTTCACTTGTAGCCCCCGCCTGCTGCTTTGTAGCGTTTAGCCATTAACTGGGCTTTGCGGGCTGACCATTGTCCTGCGCCAGTGCCTTGCACCGCAGCAGCTTTGATACTGTTAAAGATTCGTTTACGCAAACCAGGTTTGGTATAGTTGCCCGCTTCGTTGACCTTAGACTTAACCTTACCGCCTTCTTTATATTGAGTAAAGTCGGTATCGTCCTTACGAGCTTTTTTCTTTGCTTCTGGCATCTTAGAAGGGGATATAGCTCCCATGCCACGACTAGGTCTCATGCTCTAGTTTTTCCTCTAATAGCAATACCATCAGCACGTTTAGATGCAGAAGATACTTTACCGCCTTTTTTCATGCCTTTTTCTTCGTCATAAGATTTGGGCATATTTTTTTGACCCACCCGTGAAGCAAGGTCTTTGGCTCCACGAACCATTGGGATTGATTCTGCAGCAGCTTTTGCTCCTGCCATCCCTGCCCGTCCAGTAGATTTAAGATTGGAACGTAATTGATCTAAATCGCTTTTTGGTTCAGAACGCATATATTCAAGCATTTTTAATGCACTTGATTTTGGTTCAAAGCCTGTATCACCACCGTCTGCAAATTTACGCATTTTTTTCACTTTACCACCCCTTTTAAAAACGCCACGTCCCTTAAGAACGTCAGCACGAGTTACTTTACCGTCATCATTAAGGTCTGGGAAGTCAGCCATGTTAGCAAGCTCCGCCTGATTTCATCTTAATCATTTTGCCTTTGGTTTTGCCTTTGATTTCAATGCCACCACCTTTAGCCATGCTGTGCATACGCTTTTCATGCCCTTTGACAGCTTTAGCAGCAACCTTCTTCATCATTGGTTTATCTTTAGCCATGTCAGAATGAGCCTTACCGCCATGTTTCATAGCCATTACATCTTTTTTCATAGGCATTTCAGCACTCATTTCTTTTTTAGCCATAGGCTTCTTTTTAGCCATGATAGCCATCATGCCTGGATTCATTTTTTTCATGTCATTTACCTTTTAATAAGTTGGTCAATTTTGTCTTCAAGTTTGTTAAACCTTGCGTCCATGTGTTCAACAATGCGGTCAACTTCTGCTTTAGTGACGTTATCACGTGCTACCTCCTCACGAGTCTTATTTAATAAAATATCAATCCGTTTTAATTCGTTGAACTTTTCGTGCATGACGTATCCAATAAACGCTATAAATATTGTAAGTCCACCAGTCCAAAGTTCCAATACATTCATACCATTTTACCTTTGGTCTTGCCACGGACTTCGCATCCACCACCACGAACAGCCCCACCCTCTTTGCAGTTCCAAGCCCGTAAAGACTTGTTGATGCGTGAGTTTGGATCGTTAGCGGTTTTAGCAGATGTGAGCTTCTTTTTCATGCCTTGCATACGGGCGCAGAATGATTTCTTGCGTGGTCCGCCTTTGGGTTGTGGAGCTTTTAATCCAGGTTTGCCAGGATTGGCTGCGTTATACGAAGCTCTACCCTTGGCATTTAAGCCACCTTCAGGGTTCTTACCCTCTTTGCGTTGCCACGCAGGAGTCTTAGCCATAATAAATCTGCGCTGAATCCATGCTACTCATGTAGGCATAAATCCCATTATTTGCTAACACGCCTTCACCAGGAATAATTGGTGAGTTTTGGAAATCATCTGATGCGTGTGTTTCATAGGTTAGTAACCAACGATTGACTCCGCTAACATACAAAGCAGCCGTAGACGTTATTGAACCTGTATTAATGTCATTCAACGTAAACGAATTTGCATCTACTCTAGTAATAGAATAATTGCCGTCCGTTGCGGATACGCCATTATTGGAATCAAAGTGAATACCAACCACATCGCCTGTAGCTAAACCATGAGACGTTTTAGATACTGTTACTAAAGTTCCTGTACGTGCATAAGTAACGCTAGACGTTACAGGAACGACTGTCGTATCAAATAACACCAATGTTGCACCGCCACCAAAGTATGAAATAGCCTTGATGCGATTGCGCCCAAGAACAAAGAAACCACTTTCGTTTAAGTGCCCTTGTTTTACGTCATATTGCATTGCCATCTTTGTTCTCCTGATCTGTATGTTGAGCAGCAAGCTTGGCTTTTAGCTCTTCAATTTGCTTAGCCTGCATTGCTACAATACCCATAACGTGATCTCTTTGTGATTCCAGAAGCCCAAGCATTACCTGAACTTCTGGATCTTTATGAGTCAACATTAGGTTTGAGTACCAACAACTACCCAGGTTGGACTGCTGATTAAACCAGTATTGATATACAACTTACCACCAGTCGAATCAACATACAAAGAACCCGTACCTGCAAAGTTATCGCCAGTGGTACCATTAACTGGAACACCTGCGTCAACCATAACTACAACGTCATCTTCCATACGGATATTAGCTTTGGTATATGCTTTAACGCCAGAAGGGCCGCCAGCATCAGC